CCTGTTCAAATGTCAGTTATTGGAAGTTTAGTCACATTTCAAAGTTTATTACCTGGTGTCCTCTCAACCGGAACACGCACTATTCAGGCAGCGCTGGACATACAAAAAGCGGCGGCAGTTGCAGCAGCCACACCGATGGCCACCTCTGTGCTAAAAAATAATGGCGCGGATTTACCTGAGGCACAAGTGCAAGGAATTTTGGCAGCATGGAAGGCCGCAAGAAGTTCGCGATCAACTGCCTATCTCACTTCAACTTTATCTGTAGAAAATATCGGTTTCTCCCCTAAAGAAATGACTTACAACGAAAGCAGCCAATACCTCGCGACCGAAATTAGCAGATTAATGAATTGTCCAAGCTACATGATCAGCGCAGATATGAATAACAGCATGACCTATCAAAATATATTGGATGGCCGGAAAGAGTTCGTTGCGTATTCTCTGCAACCTTTTATTTCTTGCGTTGAAAATCGCCTCAGCATGGATGACATTACAAAACATGGAAATGTTGTGCGCTTCGCGTTAGATGAAACTTTTCTACGTGCAGACACAATGACACGTTTAGCAGCGATAGAAAAAATGTTACAACTAGGACTAATAACACAAGAACAAGCAATAGCAGATGAACAATTAGCACCGAATCAAACAGAGGATGAAATAAATGATTTTAACCTTTAGCGGGAACATAGATGCTGTGGATAGCGGTGATCGCCGTACTATCACAGGCAAAATTGCACCTTACGGCGAGATTGGTTTTACAAGCGCCGGTAAAGTTGTGTTTGCAATTAATTCGATTAGCGTAGAAGAACCAAGCAAAATAAAACTGCTTATGTCACATGACAGTTCAAAGCCAGTAGGCCGCATGCAAAACATGTCATCAGATAACAGTGGACTTTATGCCAGCTTTAAAGTTAGTCAATCGAGCAGGGGCTCAGACGCGATTTTGCTTGCCCAGGAACAGTTAATGGATGGCTTATCCGTTGGTGTTGAAGTGACAGCATCGAAGCCCGAAAAAGACTATCTCCTGGTGACGGCGGCTGTTTTACGCGAGGTCAGCCTGGTCGAATCGGCCGCTTTCCAATCAGCCGCCGTGCAAAAAATTTCTGCAAGCGAAAGCGAAGCAGTTGTAACAAATCCATCAACCGAAACCGAAAGCGAGGCCGCTGTGACCACAGCCCCCGATCAATCTACACCTGAGGTCGCTAACGCGGCCGAAGAGCAAGCTGCACCTGTAGTAGAGGCAGCTCGTAAAATTATCCGCCCTTCTGTCTTAGATAGTCAGTCAATTCGTACTCCTATCGTCAGCATGGCAACTTACACAGAACACAAGATCAAAGCAGCTATGGGTAACGATGATTCTAAACTTTACGTCACAGCCGCAGATGATTCTTTTGCAACTAACCCTGCATTTAATCCAACACAATATCTAACAGAGTTTGTAAGCAATACACGTTTTCCAAGAAGTGCCATAGATGCGTGTAGCCGAGGAGTTTTGCCCGCTACCGGCACTACAATAAATGTTCCTTCATTGGTTAATTCCGATGGCGGATTAAACGGCGTAGCACCTACAGTAACTGTAGAGGCTGAGGCTGGCGCAGTATCTAATACAGGTATGGTTACAGAATATCTTTCAGGTACTGTAAATAAGTATTCAGGTATGAATACGCTGAGCATCGAGCTTTTGGAAAGAACTCAAGATCCTAACTTCTTTGCTGAACTCACAAATCAATTACAAAACGCTTATGCTAATGCTACAGATGCTGCGGTAATTTCAGCTATCAATGCAACTGGATTTACTAGCACTGGAGTAGCTGCAACAGCCGCTGGTCTTATTTCATACACAGCGGAATCAACAGCTAACGTCTATAAGAACAGCGGATATTTTGCGCAAAACTTTGTAGGCGGTACAGGAATTTATAACCTACTACTTGGTGCAGTTGATACAACCGGCCGCCCAATTTTTAATGCTTATATGCCTAACCCTTCTGCTTTAGCTAACGCTGGCGGTATGGTTTCTAATAACTCAGTACGCGGAAATGTGCTTGGGTTAGATCTTTACGTGGACAAATTTATGACAGCCGGCGTTGCAGATAACTCTGCATTTATTTTGGCTCCTGAAGCATTTACAGTTTACGAAAGCCCACGCGCATACATGAGCGTTAATGTAGTTTCAAATCTACAAGTGCAGATTGCAATTTATGGATTTATGGCAACAATTGCCAAAATTCCTCATGGTATCTGCCGCCTAAATATCGCGTAGTAACCCACTAATAGTTGGTGGGGCATTAGCCCTTTGCCCCACCAACCTAGTTGAAAGGATCCACAGTGCCCGCCTCATACGTCACAGCCGCAACACTTAAAGCATCGCTGGGTGTTGGCACTTTGTATGACTCTTATACGTGGATTGAAGATACTTGCCAAACGGCAGAAGATTTAATCAATGGCTTTTTGTGGTTTGACTCTGCTCCTGTTGTAGCTACTTCCTTATCCTCCAATGTTGCAAGCGTTGTAGTTGCTAATCCTGGAATTTTTACAGTAGGAGAATCAGTCACAATCAGCGGGGCGGGTGCCACATATAACGGCACGTACACAATCACCGGCACAATCCCCTGGACTACTGGCACCACCACAAGCCTTAATACAACTTATTACTATCAACTTATGAGCCAATACCCTAATGGCTTGAGCCTTATTCAATATAGTAAAACTGCTGACAATACTAATTTTAGAAAAGTGTTTCCCTATGGCAGAGCAGTAGGTGAAGATACTAAAACAGTTAGTTACGCTAATACCCCAGCCATCAATGCCGCGGCTCTTATGCTCGCTGAAAATATATGGACTTCTCGCTTTAGTACACAAAACGGTGGCACAAGCGTAGATGGATATAGTCCATCGCCTTTTAAAATGTCGAACACACTCATGGCATCAATTCGGGGGCTCTTAGCCCCGTGGCTTAGCCCTTCGGCGATGGTCGGCTAATGGCAACAGCACTTACTACTCTTCGCGGCACACTAGCTACAGCTCTCACAAACGTAGGAGTTTGGTCAGTTTTTAGTTATCCGCCAAGCAACATATTAGCTAACAGTGTAATCATTGTTCCCGCTGATCCTTACCTTGTGCCAAGCAATAACTCCTACAACACCATCGCTCCCCTGGCATCTTTTAAGGTGATTATGGTGGTGGCGATGTTCGATAACAATGGCAATTTAGCCGGCATAGAAGATTACATAGTTGCAGTCTTTAACAAACTAGCAGCATCATCTATCACATTTAATGTTACCTCTGTTAGCGCACCCAGCATTTTAAGTGTAGCCAGCGGTGATTTATTGCAAGCAGAACTCACAATATCAACACTTACCACTTGGAGCTGACATGTCATACACAGAAGAAGATATAGCTTTTCTGATCAAAGTTGGTCAGATAACTGAAGCACCGAAGAAAGAAACGAAAGCACCAGCCGCACCTATCGAGAAAACAGAGGAATAAAAATTGGCAATATATTTAAATAACAACGTTGTGGTGACTCTCAATAGTGTCGCGCTAAGTGATCACTGCTCAAGCGCCACAATTAATAGAACATTTGACGAATTGGAAGTCACAAGTTTTGGAGATTCAGCCCACAAATTTGTAAAAGGTTTGGAAGCTAGCACCATTTCACTTGACTTCTTTAGCGATACAGCCGCCGCTAATGTAAACGCAACTCTTCAAGCTGCATGGGGTACAACAGTGCCACTAACATTAAAAGCTACAAGCGCAGCGGTATCAGCAACAAATCCTTTATTTTCGACTACGATTTTGGTAAACAATACTACCGATATAAATGGAGCCGTTTCTGATATTGCAACTCAATCGATTACATTTACTTGTAATTCACCTATCGTAATCACAACATCGTAATAGAAAACAAAGGGGCATACAATGGCAAGACTCAAAATAACAAGGGCCGATGGCAGTGTAAGTGAACATCAAATTACACCGCGTATCGAGTACGCCTTTGAACTTTACGCTAAAAAAGGATTTATGAAATGTTTTAGGGATGAAGAAATGCAAACTCATCTCTATTGGCTTTCACATGAGTGCCTTCGCGCAAGCGGAGAAACTGTTCCTGTTTTTGGCCCTGAATTCTTAGATGGATTGAGTAAGGTCGAAGTTATGGATGATCTCCCTTCGCAATAGTGGGGCGGGGAAGTTTCGGATATTTAGTAGCTCAACTAGCTATTGAAACCCACATCCCGCCCCAGTATTTGTTGGATTTAGATATAGAGATGTTCAGAAACTTATTAGCTGTATTAAACGATCGAGCAAAGGAAGCGCAAAATGCCAGTAGAGGTAAGCGGCGTACTCGACACTATTAAAGCTATGAGGCGTTTTGATCCTGACCTATTGGCTCAAATGAATACAGAGATCCGCGGGATTATGATTCCCCTGCGGGATAAGGCGCGCGCGTATGCTCCTAGTGCTAACGAGCTTGGAAGCGGCCTTTATAACTGGGTTGAAAATAGCCCAGGTAAAACTATTACGGCTCGTAACTCTATGTTTAGGACATTTAACACAGAAGGCCGAGTAAGGCTATTTCCTTTGTATGACCAGGCCACCGTAGTTAAAGGGATCAAGTATTCCCAAGCTCCTAGTAAACGAAACAAACAAGGCTTTAGAGCTTTGTACTACATCTATAACGCTTCGGCTGCCGGTGCCATTTATGAAACAGCCGGGCGCGCAAAGGTGCCTTCTAAGAAAAAGTACAGATCTAATAACCCTGAAGCCGGTAAACACTTTGTTAGCCGCATGGGGCCTTTGTATGGCGAGAAAGAAAGAGGCCGCATGATTTATCGAGCAGGCTATGAGTCGCAAGGCAAGATACAAGATGCAGTAATTAAAGCTGTAAGCAAAAACATCGCAGCATTTAATGTTGGCACTTCATTTAATAAATCCTCTTATGTATTGGCCGCATGATGGCAGTGCTACCTAATCTTAAATTTAACGTAGTATCTGAGTATGTTGGTAAAGGCTTAACCTCTGCTCGTAAAGATATTAACGGCTTTACAAAAACTCTCAACAAACTAGGCGCTGCCGTTGGTATTGCTTTCTCTGTCCAACAGGTAGTCCAATTTGGTAAAGCATCGGTAAGAGCCTTCTCTAACTCTCAGCGTGAGGCAGTACTGCTTAATAACAGTTTAAAGAATTTAGGTTTATCCTTTGCCAGCCCTGCTATTACAAATTACATAAAAGAGATTGGCAGACTTTACGGCGTAACAGGTGGCGAAGCCGTGCCTGCTATGCAATCCCTGCTTAGTGCAACAGGCTCGGTTACTAAGTCACAAGAACTAATGAATACCGCGCTGAACATTTCAGCCGATACAGGCATTAGCATCACAGAAACCGCTAAGGGATTGAGCCAGGCTTACCTGGGTAATCGCAAGGCGCTTAATCAATACAACACAGGATTGACAAAGGCAGAGCTGCAATCTAAATCCTTTGATGAAATTTTGACTTTAATTGACAAGCGCATGGAAGGATCAGCGGCAGCGGCGGCTGGAACATTTTCCGGGCAGATGCTTGTACTTGCAGAAAACGCTACACAGGCTAAAGAGGTTATCGGCAAAGGCCTCATTGATGCTTTAAAAATCTTATCAGGAGATAAAACTACCCAGGATCTTGCAGACTCAATGGCTGAGGCTGCCAATAACACTGCCCGGTTTACACGCGAAACCGCGAAGCTAATTAAGACAATTACTGCACCTTTAGATTTTGCAGCCGGATCTCTAGCGGCCTTTATTGAAGGTACACAGAAGTACGCGGATTTACTGGTAACAGGTGATCCATCCGGCTTCTTTAAGAAACCTGCCACATCTCAACCTAAAACAAAATTAATACCGCAGCTCAGCCCAAGTGAGCGCCGTCAATCCGCACAAGCCGCAGCCGATGCAGCCAAGCGAGCCAAACAATTACTAGCCTATGAAAAGGCTCGATTAGATACAGCTAGGAAAATAGCCGCCGAAAATGCCAAAAAACTTGCATTGGAGAAGGCTTCAGCTTTCCTTAACAAAGCTAATCAAATCTTTGACATGGATCGTATTCAGTTAGCGGCTGCGGCCATGAATAAACAAACTGAAGAAGATCGTGTACGCATCCGGCTTAAGACCGAGATTATGGATCTTGAAGAGGCTATCGCAGAAGGTAACGTACAAGGCGCGGCCAAGTTTGCAGCCATGATTACCCAGGATGCGGCTCTACTCGGTGTCTTGCGTGGCGCTGCCTTCTCGATTAATGACATACCTAACCCCTTTGCAGAGTGGCTTGCTACCTTAAACGCAGCCTTAGCGGCTCTATTAGCCCTGGCCAATATCAAACCTCCTGCTACCTCTATAGGAAGTCCTAATAACAATTATGTAGGGGGCGCTTATCTTGGCCCTGACATGTACCAATCAACCCTTACTGGCCAGGCGCTTGTAAACAAACTTAATAAAAACGATGCCTTTGCCACAATGGCTAAAGGCGGCATTGTTACTGATCCAACTATGGCTCTTATTGGAGAAGCTGGCCCTGAAGCTGTTATACCTCTAAGCAATATGGGCGGCATGGGTAGCACCTATGTAACAGTTAATGTTTCAGGATCAGTCACAACAGAGCGCGATTTAGTCGATGCAATAACTCAAGGCATCTACAACAATCAAGCCTCAGGCATCCCTATCAATTATTCAACGGTGTATTAAATGGCAGTATTACCAGCTACCCCAATAGTGAAACTCAATCTGACCCAAGGCGCTAGTTTTGGCACCGTTTTAGTACTTGGCACCGGGCAGCTAGGTTTTGCAGAGCTTGGCACTGTTGTACCTGACATCGTTGATGTATCGGCAGATGTACTAAAGATTTCTACGCGCCGCAGCCGTAACGTATTGCAAGACAAATACCTCAGTGCTACCGCGACCGTGCGAATCAATGATGAATTAGGCTACTTTGACCCCCAAAATACTAGCTCACCCTACTACCCTGATATTCAACCTTTACGTAAAATACAAATACAAGCTGATTTTAATGGCACTTTGTATCCAATCTTCGCT